TACTGGCCGAGATCAAACAGCACCCCAGCTGGTTTGATGCCGCGGCCGTCTGGTTCGAGGTCAGCACCGAGCCGCCCTACCGGGAGACCTACCAGTTCCCCGACATGTCCGACCACTGACGCCAGCCCGGAGGGCAGCCCTGCTGCCTTCCCTGCTGCCCTCAGCAGCACCAACCCACCACACCCAAAACAATGACCGTTCAACAAGCAGTAGACCAAGCCGCGGCCAGCGGTGACGTGCGGGCCTATGGCCTGATCATGGAAGAGCTGACCGGCTGGACCTGCCGGGAGGTGCCGGATGGCATCGCCTGGATCGACAGCTACGGCGACCAGTCGGGTTACCCGTTCGAGTCCATCGAAGACCTGATCGGCGAGACCTACGACGAGTTGCGCGCAGCAGCGCAGATGATCGACCGCGGGGAGGCTTGAGCCATGCGAGGCCTCTCCATCTGGATCCTGCCGCTGTCTGCGGCCTGCACTTTGCTGGCTGTCTGTGTCGTTCTTTACGACACACAACAAAGCAGCCAAGAGAGACTTGAGCTGACCGAGCTCTGCCGGCAACATCTCACCAGGCCATGACCCACCACACCATGCCTTACTTCGCTGTCTACCAGCGGTGCAACCAGCTCACCGTCGTTCGCTACTCGGACCTCGACGAGCAGCAAGCTCAAGACGAGGCCGACAGGCTGAACAGCAACTGCCAGGCGCGGGGCATCCCGTCCTACGCAGCGCATGCCTGGATCGAGGAGCACTCACCCGATCACACATTTCTGATCGGGTCATGAGTCCACGTTTCGTCCTATGCCTGGGGCTAGCTCAGCTGGCCCTGGCTTTTGCCATTGCTGCCGCAGCCGATGCCCATCCCAACCGACACGGAGCTATTCGCAGCCTTCCGTCAGTGGTACAAGGCCACAACTAATCACGACCCGGACTCGCAGAGCACCGTGCTCTACACGCAGTTCGCGCGCTACATCCTGAACCGCACCTATTCCCCAATCGATGACGAACACACCAAGTTTGGCGGCACTGAGTGAAATGGTCCTGCTGAAGGACCGCAAGCCGACCAAGAAGCATGCCAACTCCATGGGCGAGGTGCTTTGGTACAGCCCGACCACGGGCTTCTGGGCCTCGGCCTGGGATACCGCCCTCGCCCCCAGCTACAGCCACTGGATGATGCTGCCTGACCCGCCGAAGCGGACGCAGACCAGGGATGAGTACCTCGACCAGCTGTTCGAGTCATTCATCCAGAGCCATGCCCCGACCGCAGGCACTGAAGTGCTGAGCGCCGAGGCCCTGGCCCTGCGCAACCAGCTGCGCCGTGCCTTCATCACGGGGGCAAACGCATGAGCTGGACCCTTGGCCAGGGCATTGACTTCACCCTGGAGCACCGAGAGCGGGCGACCAGGCAAGACCGCAGCCAGCTGAACGAGCTGGCCAAGTTTTTTGGCAGTGGCAAGAAGCTGGACAACATCAGCACCAGCGACGTCGACCGCTTCGTGGCCCACTGCAAAGAGCGGGGCAACAAGAACAGCACCATCCACCGCAAACTCAACATGCTGTCCGCTGTCTATCGGGACGCCATGCGGAGGGATGGCTGTAGCCACCGGCCCTTTCTTCCGTCTCTCCGAATTGCCCCGGGACGCACTCGCTACCTGACTGCAGACGAGGAGCTAGCTGTCACCAACCAGCTGGTGGCCCTCGGCAAGGTCAGCGTGAGCGAGGTGATCATCACCCTGATCGACACCGGCATGCGCTTCGGCGAGGTGCTGGCCCTGCGTCCGTGCGACTGCAACATGCAGACCAACATGCTGGAGGTATGGGAGAACAAAGGCGACCTGCCCCGCTCTGTCCCCATGACTGACCGGGTGCGGGAGATCGTGACCCGTCGCTGCCAGTCCAACCGCAGCACCCTGTTCTGCGATGTGTCCCGGTGGCAGATCGAGGAGGCATGGCGTGACGTGCGCCGCACCATCGGCCTGGCTGATGACAAGGACTTTGTGCTGCATGCACTGCGCCACACCTGCGCCTCTCGCCTGGTGCAACGTGGCGCCTCGCTGTACGCAGTACAGAAGGTGCTAGGTCACAGCACCATCAAGGTCACCGAGAAGTACAGCCACCTGAATCCCGAAGCGCTGAACAACACCATCGCCCTCCTGAACAATGCACCCACCACGCACGGAGGAGGATCAGCTAGCGCTTGAGCGGGAGATGCTCACGCTCGGCCGTGACAGGGTCGAGCTGATCGCTAACCAGCAGCGCCTCAAAGGCCAGCAGTCGCTGAGCAAATGGGGCGAACACCTTTCAGCCCTCGGAGTGGAGCAACTTGTGCCCCACCTGAGGGCTGTTCGCAAGCGCATAGAAGCGGGAAAAGCAGGGCCCTCCTTTGCCCTGCTCTCACCCTTGACCCACCTGCCTCCCCAACAGGTAGCGGCCACGGTTGCCCGGACCGTGGTCGACTGCATCAGCAGCAGTCACACGCTGCACCATGTCGCAGCTGATGTCTCGGAAAAGCTGTGGATAGAAACCATGCTGGACCGGGCCACGCTCAAAGAGCTGGGCTGGTACAAGCAGGCCCGAGGCCGTGGCTCCCACAAGCAAGCGGTGATCCGCCGCATGCAGAACACGGAGGAGTGGACGCCAAAGGAACGCATGGCGACCGGATGTTTTCTGGTTTATTTGCTGGCCAAGCACACCGGCTTGGTCTCAATAGATGTAGATCACACGGTCAAGCCATGTCGAAGAGTCGTCCGGCCCACCGAGTTGTGCATGAAATGGATCGAGCAGGTGCACGCAAAGCAGCTGCTCATGACTCCCAACTACCTACCCCTCGTCGTTCCTCCAAGACCATGGCTGGCGCCTACGAACGGTGGCTACTACAGCAAACCTCTTTCGACACACCTACTCAAGAGCAACGCAGAGCTAGTCCAAGAGCACAGCGCAGGAGACGAACCGTTCCTGACCGCCGCAAACCTGCAGCAATCTGTCCCGTGGTCAGTCGACTGCTGGATGCTGGAGCAGATCCAGCGAGCCTATGACTCGTGCATGGAGGTGGGCTGCCTGCTGCCCCGAGAGGGGTGGCCGGTCCCGCCGTACCCCAAGCACCTGGCCGATGACGACCCGGGCGTGATCGCCTGGCGCAAGACAGCCAAGCGCATACACGAGAAGAACGAGCGCACCCGATGCGCCCGGATCAACCAAGCAAAGATGCTCTGGGTTGCCCGCCGCTTTGCGGAGGAGCAGAGCATCTGGTTCACCATGTCCCTGGACTTCAGGGGCAGATACTTCTATCGCCAACCGTTCCTGAACCCACAAGGCAATGACGCATGCCGGTCCCTGCTCCGCTTTTCCAAGGGTGTGCCCATCACCAACGAGCAGCAGGCCGACTGGCTACGGGTACATGGGGCCAACGCCTATGGCATGGGGAAGCATGACCACCGCACCCGTTGCGACTGGGTTGATCAGAACCGGGACGCCATCGCTGCAGCTGGCCGGGATCCATGGCTACGGCCTGAGTTTTGGCTGAAGGCTGACAAGCCTTGGACCTTCCTCGCTTTCTGCCGGGCCTACAGCCAGTGGCTGGACCATGGCCCCGGCTACGTCTGCACCCTGCCCGTCACCCTGGACTGCACCTGCAGTGGGATCCAGCACTACAGCGGGATGCTGCGCAGCGAGGAGATGGGGGCGATGGTCAACCTCGTCGACAACGACGAGCCGCAGGACATCTACAGCAAGGTGATGAGCCGGGTGCTGCTGCGCCTGCGGGAGAGCGACGACCCTCGTGCTCGCAAGTGGCTGGCACTGCAGCCTGATCGCTCGCTGGCTAAGCCCATCGTGATGACCCTTCCCTATTCGGCCACGCCCATCGCCTACTACCACGCTTGCTATGCGTGGGCGTTAGAGCGGGCTGAGTCAATGCTTGGCCCTGGTGCATGGCCCTTCAAGAAGGGGGCCATGTCGACCATGCATTTCATGGCGCAGATCCTGCACACCGAGGCGCGTGCACTGATCGGCCACGCCGAGCAGGCCATGGAATACCTGCGCGCACTGGGCAGAGCAGCAGGCAAAGAGGGGGTGGCACTGCGCTGGGTCACAGCGTCAGGTCTCCTTGTGCAACAGAAGTACCAGGCAACACAGGACAAACGAATCCGATTGCGATACCTTTCCGACGTCCGCTTAGACGTTCGCTGCAAGGTCGACGACCTCGGTCTTGACCAGCAGCGCATGGCACGGGGGCTCAGCCCCAATGTCGTGCACAGCCAGGACGCCAGTCACATGGCCCTGGTCACGAATCACGCCATGTCTCATGGGGTGAGCAATCTTGGAGGAATCCACGACTGCTTCGTGACGACACCAGCGGAGATGGAGCAGGTTCGCAACTCAGTTCGCAAGACCTTTGCGGATCTGTATTCGATCAGCAGCTTCGACACCATCGTTGATCAGCTGCTCGCTCAGCTCTCAGACAAGAGCAAGGACAAGCTGCCGCCGCGGCCAACCCTCGGCGACCTTGACCTGACACAGGTTCAGACAAGCAACTACTTCATCACATGAATTTCGAGAACCCCGACTTCATCGAGTTCGTCACCCCCATCTGCGACTTCAAGTACAGCTGGCTGGTTGAACCCGACACCAAGTTCGACAAGAACGAGTACAAGGTCCACTGCCTCATCCCTGCTGAGAAGGGCACGGAGATCAGCGACAAGCTGGACGCCATGCTCGAAGAGTGGAAGCAGTGCTGCAAGGCATACGACAGCAAGAAGGCATGGAAGCTGGTTGACCCCCAGCCCTGGGCCTACCAGGAAGAGGACGGCAACTCTGTCCTGTACCTGAAGTGCAAGCGCAAAGCAGCAGGCGTGCGCAAGGACGGCACCACCTGGTCCATCCAGCTCCCGATCTTTGACAGCAAGGGTCAGCTGGTCAGCAATCGTGACCCCTTGCAGAAGCTGGGGCCTGGCTCGCAGGGCCGGGTCAAGCTGCGGGCTCGCCCTTACTCCGCACCCATTGGCGTTGGCATCACGCTCAACATCCAAGAGGTGCAGATCATCAAGGCTGTTGAGTACACAGCTGCCACTGGGTTTGATGCGGTCGATGGCGGATGGACGGATGACGTCAAAGAGGAAGCCGCGGAGGCCGAGACGTTCGCAGCCAGTGCGGCGGGGGACTTCTAAGTTCCGCAGCAAGTTCGAGGCCGGCATCGCAGCCAGCCTTGACAAGCGTGGGCTGGGGTTTGACTACGAATCCCAGCACTACGACTACACGATCGAAGCCACCTACACACCCGACTTCGTGTTGCCGCATTGCGTGGTGGAGGCGAAGGGGGTGCTTACGCCTGAGGACAGGCGCAAGCTGGTGAGTGTGAAACGGTCCCACCCCTCGCTCGACATTCGCCTTTGCTTTCAGAACGCAAAGGCCAAGTTGTCGAAGGCGCCTAGGTCACTGCGTTACTGGCAGTGGGCGGAGCGTCACGGGTTCCCCTGGTGCGAGGGCCACATCCCCACGTCTTGGTATGTCGAAGTCGAAGTTCCTCAAGCATGAGTCCTGCCCGAACTGCAATAGCAAGGACAACCTCGCTCGCTTTTCTGATGGCCATGCTTACTGCTTTGGCTGCAACTACACCGAGCAACCTGAACGCCAACCCAAGCCAGACCGCATCCAGCCAATGCCCCCACCAGCCATAGACCTGCTGTCGTTTGTCGACTGCGTGCCCCTCACCAAGCGGGGCTTAGACAAGGAGACGACTGAGCTGTTCAAGTACGGGGTCACCAACTACAAGGGCAGCCCTGTTCAGGTGGCGACGTACAAGAACCAGATCGGCAAGGACATTGCGCAGCACCTGCGCTACCCCGACAAGAGGTTTCGCTGGATTGGTGATACCAGCAACATCCAGCTGTGGGGCCAGCACCTGTGGCGGCAGAACCACGGCGGTGAGACCGGCGTCTTCTGTGTTGTCACCGAAGGCGAAGTCGACTGCATGTCTGTCAGTCAGGTGCAGGGAAATCGCTTTCCAGTTGTCAGTCTTCCCAACGGTGCGCAGTCAGCAAGTAAGTATCTCGCCGCAAATTTGAAGTGGTTGAGTCAGTTTGCTCGGGTTGTTCTTTGCTTTGATTCGGACGAAGCTGGCACAAAAGCTGCAGAGGAGGCCATGAAAGTTCTCCCATTTGGCAAGGCCGCCATCTGCAGATTGCCTCGCAAAGATGCAAACGAAATGCTGCAAGCCGGTGAAGGCGCGCAGCTAAAAGACCTGCTGTGGAAGGCAACTCCGGTCAGGCCCGACGGCATCCTCAATGCCGCCGACCTATATCAGGAGATGGTCAAGCCAGGGGCAGAGAAGGTGTGCGACCTGCCCTGGCCGCAGCTCAACAGCTGCCTGCGTGGCTTCCGCAAGGGCGAGATGTTGACGATCACGGCCGGCTCAGGGACGGGCAAGTCGTCCGTGTGCAGGGAGTTGATGCACCACTTCCTCAAGTCAGGCCTCAAAGTCGGAGCCCTGTCGCTGGAGGAATCACTGCAGCGCACGATGCAAGGCATCGTTGGCATCGAGGTCAACAAGCCGCTGCACCTAGACCCCGGCGCAGTGCCTGCTGAGCAGGTTGAGGATGCGTTCCATCGCCTGTTCGGCGGTGGCCGCATGTTCCTCTACGACCACTTCGGGTCGATGGATCCCGACCGCATGGTCGAACAGATCCGATACCTCGCCGACGTGGAGGGAGTCGACGTCGTGGTGCTTGACCACCTGACCATCGTCGTCAGTGGCATCGCCGACTTGGATGAGCGACGCGCGCTCGACGTCACCTGCACCAAGCTGCGCCAGGTTGTGGAGCAGACGGGCATCAGCCTGATCCTGGTCTCCCATCTCAAACGACCAGAAGGCCGCGGCCACGAGGAAGGAGCGCAGACCAGCTTGTCCCAACTCAGGGGGTCGCACGCCATAGCGCAACTAAGTGACGGCGTCGTCGGCTGCGAACGCAACCAGCAAGGTGACCCGGCAGAGCGCAGCGAACTGCAGCTGCGCGTACTGAAGAACAGGTTCTGCGGCACCACTGGCCCTGTCGACAAGCTGCTGTACGACCAGGTCACGGGTCGGCTGACCATCCCCATGTCTCACTACTTCGGCACATGACTCTTCTCATCGACGGCGACTGGCTGGGCTACAAGACCTGCGCCAGTTGCGAATCAGAAACGCGCTGGTCGGAGTGGTGCCACACCCTGACGGTCAACCCGCAGGAGGCAATGGCCCGTGCGGCTGGCCAGGTTGAAGCATGGATGCGGATGACCGGGCACACCGAAGTGCTCATGTGCATCAGCAGCTATCCCACCTTCAGGCACGAGCTGAACCAGGACTACAAAGCCAACCGCATTGGGAAGCGCAAGCCCATGGCATTGCGCGAGGTGTACGACTACTTGGCTAAGACGTATGGCGGCGTGACCTACACGCAGTTAGAGGCCGACGACACCATGGGGCTGCTTGCCACCTGCGGCACGGTCGAAGACCCAATCATCGTCTCGCCCGACAAGGACATGCGAACGATCCCAGGCAAGCTGCTGACCCTGGACTTTGGTGGCGACGGCCAGGTGCAGCTAGTCACCAAGAGCGAAGCTGACCGCAACTGGATGATGCAGGTGCTGACCGGCGACAAGGCCGACAACATTCACGGCATCCCTGGCGTGGGGCCAAAGACAGCCGACAAGATCTTGGGCTCCGCCTGCACGCTTAAGGAGATGTGGCCCATCGTGGTCGCCGCCTACCAAAAGAAAGGCAAGACGTTCAGCGATGCACTGCTCAACGCACGGCTTACAAGAATCTTGCGGCGTGGCGACTATGACTTGCAGCAAGAAAAGCTAACCCTGTGGCATCCTTCTGCTGAAAAGGAATTGTGTGAGGCCGGTGCAAATGTCTGACGACAAGTGGCCAGAGATTCCAGAGGAGCTGATGCGTCGCCTGGATCTTGCAGTGCCTGAGCTGTGCCCGCTGCCTGAGTGGAACGATCGCGAAGTCTGGATGTATGTCGGCAGGCGTGCGGTGGTGCGCATGTTGCACAGCATTTACGATGAACAAAATTCTTCTGATTAGTCATGTGCGGTGGTGGCGGGGGCGGAGGCTCTGATCAGGCAGCAGCTGATCGGCGGCACCGCGAACAGATGGAGGCGCAACGTCGCCAAATGGAAGAGCAACGGCGCCAATTTGAGCGCCAACAGGCCGAGGCTCGCAGGCGCTACGAAGAACAGAAGGCGATTGCTGAGCGGCCTGCTCCACCCGCACCCAGCCCCACAGCTGATGCGCCTGCAGCCGCATTAGAAATTGCATCTGCACCTGCGTCCATCACCCGTCGTGGCCGTGGCCGCAAGTCCTTCCGGGCCGACATTCCTGGCGGCGGCGGCGGTCTCACCATCCCTGGTAGCTAGAGATGAATCTCAACCTGACTTCAAACGTCGACCGGCAGCCCGGCCCTATGGGCATGCCGTCCGGCCAGACCGCTGCAGCCAGGTACAACCAGCTGGTCAGCAACCGCGAGCCATACCTGCAAAGGGCCAGGGATTGCAGCAAGGTCACCATCCCTGGCCTGGTGCCCGACGTGAACTACGGAGATGCGGGCGGACTGAAGACCCCGTATCAAAGCTTTGGCGCAAGGGGCACAAACTTCCTAAGCAACAAGCTGCTCGTCACTCTCTTCCCTCCGAACAGCCCGTTCTTCAAGTTGGAGATTGACGACCTAGCTCTCAAGGTTGAGCAGGCTG